ATTGGCCGTGGATAGGTTTTAAAGAGCAACGCAATATGTGGTGCCGTTTCGGGTACCAACATGGCATTACATGACAACATAGCTGCACCAAGTTGTTTGGCTGCTTCATAGTCGGAACGGTATTCTCGCAAGGTTTGAATAAAAGCTGCTTGCATGACTCATAACTCCTTAGTTTTCATCATGCAGCAAGTGTGGCGGTTTAAAGGAAAACTATTTTTTTTCGTTCCACTTAATAGTCGGGCTCAAAATTGCCAATCATGATGGGCTTGCAACCTATTGCTGTGTTTACGCTGATTGGTTCAAGATTTACAGAAATTGCGATACTAGGTACCACGTTTGCAGGTACTAATTTAGTCAACGTAGGTGCCAATTCTGCAAGCTCTTTTAAATCGACGTCATCACTCATAGTTACATGGATCCGCGACGTTAAAAAAGTGTCCTCTGTTTTAAAATATGTCAGACGGTCCGGGTAACTTTTTGCTAATGATTTAGAGTGATAGAGTCGTTTAATTTCATATTGGGCAGGCCAAAGCATTCTTAAAACAAAATCTAAAAATGCTAGACCACGTTTTGAAGCTAATCCCATCCAAGTGGCATATATCACCCGCATAAGTGTTTCACTTGTATTAGGTCGCCGTAGTACAACTAAACCATTTTGTTTGGTAAAACGCTCAACCACACGCGGCCCGGCCATATGCGGTGCACTGTAGTCAAACAAGTCTTTAATATCATCACCAAGCAATTCAATGTAAGTCTTAATAAAAGCTGCCTGCAGAGCTCGCTCAAGCTCATTAGCGGTGTGTGAAAGTTCTAATGGCTCAAGTAGTTTTAACTTGTCCATAACACGGCCCCGCTGGTTGCTGTACGGCTTACATTGACTGTAATACTCTCCTTAGTCATAAAAACCCATTGATGCGGCTTAATTGGATTTTCTGTGAGATCTTCTACACTGATACTAAGATCAGATATATGATCCTGAAATGCAGAGACATTCTTCTTTAAAGAATCAGCTATTTCTTGTGTATTAAAACCATCTGCTAGGAAATAAGACGATGCCAGGGAACCACGGCCATAACGTGATAAAAGTAAGCTTTTAATTTCTTCCTTGACAGCATCACTGTTGTGTACAGGCGCCAGCTTTGCAGAAACTTGGATTTTAAAAGCCCGTATTTCAACAGACTTTTCATTAGTATGGTCCTTATAAAGTGTATCTAGCTGTCCAATATATTGCTTAATATCTAATCCTAATTGAAGTTGATCTACTTCATTTTTCGGCACGAATACAAAGTTTAAATGGTTAATATCATCTAAGGTTGCTTTGTAATATTTGTCCTGTAGAGCCTCATTCCAGACCGACACATAATTACACCGGGCCATAAACGCTTTGCGTACTGCATAATCAAAATCTGATAAAAATGTTGCATCTTCATCTTGTGAAGGATAACTGGATAGCAAACTTAACTGTTCAATACTTAAAGGATCTGCACCGGATCTTAGTAAACCATTACTTTGGAATTTAAGCTGAATTTTAGACTCAGCTGGGCTGACAATCTCCTTCAGTGATGCTTCACGTAATACGCTAGTATCAATCTGTCCATCACTTTCTATAATTTCAAAGCTTAAAACTGTATTTGATTGAAGCGTAGAGCCACATCGTAAGCTGTCCCCAAACTCAACAATAATATGTCGCATTGAATCAGTCTTAATATTATAGGCATGTTCACCTGGTGGTGAATTTAGCCAACTATTACGATACTTATAATTTTCACCTCGGTTGTCATAAATTCTTATTCCACAAAGACTTAACTCTTCTTGAATATCAAGCGTAACTTGATGAAATGGCTCAGTAAATAAAACTTGGTAGTCCTTAATGCGTATCTCGCTTTGCTCAGCCAATACAACTTCTTTGCTTCCTGCAGCAACATTAGCCGTCTGTAAAAAACGCCAAGTACGGCCTTGTAAATCTTCAAAATAACGACCAGCTGATATAGTCAAACTTTCATTATTCTTATTTATCACTTCAATGTAGTGCTGACACGGCGTAGCAACAGGTAAAATCCCTTTATTTGTTGCGTCTGCCAAAATAGTACGGGGATTGCTTTTAATGAATGGCTCAATAATCGCTATATCTATATCCTGCGACTGGTCCGCAATCATACCCGCTTGTGCTTGTAAGGCACGGGTAACAAGGGGATCTTCATTTTGGTAACGTAAAGCGATTTCAGGTGAATCTTGCAAGTTAATTAACAGGCGTTTTTTTACATCATTGAGCGTTTGCATAGAAAGTCTCCCCTTGATAATTACTTGTATCTGCTGTAGCAATCGGAATAACAACGCTACCTACCGATAAGTAAATTTGCTTAGTATCGTTATTTAGATCCTCCGACCAGATAGATAGCGTATCGCTATCTAAGGTAGCTAGAATTGGAATATCATTTTTCAATTTGCTTAAATACTGGTCTGCAATATCTTCACTCATTATTTGTAGCTTTAATTTTTCATGATTATGGCCATAACTGCTGCCACGGTATGAATTGGCACGAGTATTGTTCCAGTGCTCTAAAATTTGGGTGATTTCACTTACCCCTAACAAATACTTCATTGCACCTCCCCATTTATGCCTTTCTTCATATAAACAACAGATTTCGCAATAGTTTTAAAGAAATAATGCAACGCAAGAATGTAAGAACTCATCAATCCTGACATGATACAAACGAACCAAGCTTCCCAAGGTTCAACTCCAATTGATTCAAAAAAGGCAAAGGCTCTGCATATAGCAAAGCCTAGGCAGATATATGCAAAAGGAATCGTTAAAATTAACTTTAAACGTCCCTTACGAAGCACACTGTCTACCTTTCCTGGTATGGCATAAGCCTGATGAACCAAGGGCATAATCCGGTTAATGAAAGCCTTACATGAGAAAATGTAAATAGCAGCGCATACGATAATAACGAGATCAAAGATTTGAGTGGCTGATAAGTCCATATTAGTTTTCCGCCCTCGTAGCTCCAGCTGCAGCGATCTGACTTTTTCTAGTCTCAAGCCGTTGTTTGAGCTCATCACGCTGGGCGGTTTTAGCAACCAAGGCAGTGTCTATTTCATCTAAGCTTTGTTGAAGCTGCTTAGTTTGGGCCGGTACTGAGGTGTTTTTTGATGGATCCTTGCGCGGAATTACAATTTTGGTCTGGGCCATACGCTTATCAAATGCAGCTTGGCCAGCGCGTACACGTTCTGCAATTTCACTTACCGCCTTATTAAAAATACTCGCTGTAGAGTTCTTATCTGCTGTATTAGAAGCTACCCCATAGCCAGGCATCTTCCCTGGGCTAATGGCAGTAAAACTATCTGCAGCAAAATGAAAAAGATCTGACTTTATTGGTGTGTCTCGTCCATTAATTTTGATACGGATCACGTCGCCGTCTGTGCGGACTACTAATGTGACAGTTTGGCCATTCTCCAGGGAAAAATCTAAATCCTTGGTTGACTCACCTGAAACTTTTTTCATTTTCTTTGGAATAAATGCGACGACTTGCTGGCCAGAGGCCTTAGCAAAAGTTTTTTTAAATTGCTCTACCAAAGGGGAGCTGTCATTTACATTAACTAAATCAAAAGCTGGCATTTTATTAACCCTAAATAAATTAGTTCTATTTTGGATTTAATTAAAAAGGTTGTTTTTTATTGTTCCCAAAGCAAAGGGCCCAGATAGGGCCCCAAACTTTTACTTATTCTTTAACTTTCTCTCGAATTTTTGCAATAATTGGTGTACTACCTCCCTCACAATAATTTTACCCACTGCTTTAAGAGCATTTCTAGCTTGCTCCTTACGCTGGCTATTTTTATCTGCAGTTTTGGTTGTTTGTAAATTTGAGGTATTCATAACTAGGCTCTATTTGTAGTGAAAAATATATTTTAAAGAGCGGTTCCGAATTACATTATTAATGTTCCAACTATGAAAAAAATAATATCAATTATCAATAAAATATAGGTTGTTGTTTTTTTTATATTTATTAGAAAATAGAATTATTGATATAAATATATTTTAAAGTGGTTCCACATTTTATTATTAATGTTCCACTTATCTAAATAATAATAAGTTCGAAAAATCTCTTAAAGATAAAAAAGGACCTATGAAGGTCCTTTTTTTAAATGATATTAACCGTTTTTACTGTATAAACCATTACGTCGGCCAATAGTAAGTGACTTTAACCGCTTCTTAATAGCATTCGGTGTAACAGCTTTCATACTGGCCTTACGCAGTGCAGCTTTTTGTTTAGCAGAAAGTTTAACTTTCATCTGCGTATTACCTACCCGCTTGTTTACTACTGTAATTTTACCGTTACGTACAGCTTTAACGCCTTTATAGACTAAGGTTTGGCCATGCTTATTTTTGCGTATAGTATTTTTACCCACCTGGATAGCACTATCGAAGCCATTAACCTTACCGGCATCCATATCAAGCTCAGACTCACCATATAAGAATGACTCAATGAAATCATCTAATAACTCATTTTGAGGTAGATTCATTTCAATCGTTTCGGCAAGATTTTCAACCGCTTCATCGGCTTCATCAACATTGGTATCAAAAGCTTTAGTAATAGTTTCATCATCCACACCAAGGCTAGACATAGCATCTGCCATGTTTGCAGCCATAATCTGAATAATTTGCTCATTTAGTTGGGCATTTTCTTCACTATCTTCTTCATCGTTATTGATAGCTGACTGCAGGTAAGCATCCAGACGGTCGCTTGGAAGTTCCTCTTCGTCTAGGTCACCAGAAAGAATATCATCGGCCAGCTGCATTACTGAAAATAGAGCTGTACGGCGTAACTGAGCTAATTCAGAATTAAAACCCTGTGTATCAGCACTCATAACAACTTTTGCGGCTTCACCAGCGGCACTATCATAGCCATCATGTGTTTGTTGTTGCTTTGCCTTCTGTTCAAGCGCAACAGCACCTATAAAACCAAAATTTAAACGATTATTTCCTAACATTTTATTCACCCAAACTTATTTATGAACACTGGTAGATAGATAGACGGCACGTATAGTACCCTCTGGTCGATAGCCACATTTCAGATCTACAGCATCATGTGGACGGTCTGCCCGATCAGTAATATCAAGAGTGTATTTTCCGCCTAGCTCAGTTGATTCAACGATTAACCCTGCGGTTGCACAGCCTTCTAAGAAAGCGCGACATTCACGTAATGCGTCGGTTTTAAAAGTTGTTTTGGCCTTGAGTAAGTGACGTTTACAGATATTGATAAGACGGTTATCAATAAACATCGAAATCTCAGACGAGTTAGTCAGTCGTAGTACACTTGTTTTGCTGTCGTATTGTGTTAATACATCACTTAATACAAAACGTGGGCCGGTGTCGTAACACTCCAGTAAAACCATGTTTACTTTTGCGTTGGCCAACATTTCTTTTGTTTCTTCGTTGTACTTAACGTCTTTCCGCATTTCCATGCCTGCCCAGCGCATAGGAAATGGATAGCCGGCGACTGGCGTATGGATAGGTGGAAAGCCCTGTGCATTAGTATTTGCATTGCGGACTAAGGTATAGCCCATTAAAGTGCCCAGCGCATAACGTGGTTTTTTCTTACCGCGTAATGTTGCAGCACTATTTGGACGTGCGACCACAGCATTGGCTAAAATCACTACCCGATGACTATAAGCACTTAGTTCTTTTGCGATTTGAGCATGTTGCTCGGGCAATAATTTAGGATCCAGCTCAACATACAGCAAAATATTTAGCTTTTCGCTTGCACGTAGCATGGTTTGAAATAATGGAACATTATTGTCATAAAACATGCAAAGATAGTTTGGCAGATCCTCCGCCTCTACAATGGCATCATATAAATCATCCATTGATAACGCCGTGCGCGTATCTACGGGAAGTTTAATTTGCTCAAAATTACGGCCCAGGCTATTGGGTGCATTAAGGATTTTAATTTCTGGTTTTTCCAGCATTTCCTTAAAGAATGTACCGATATAGAGCTCAAATGTTGTGAACTCTTCTTTAGCGTGAGCAATATTTATAATACTTGATAAATCATTCTCATCAGTCGATAGTGTGCCCTGGAGTGTTAGCAGATCATCCCCAGTATAGGTATCTATCCAAGTAAGCTTAAGAACTGCAGTATTTGGGTCTAAAACTGAACCTTTCTGAAATACAGAAATTTTTAACTCAACATCGTCATTAAAAACGCTATCTGGTTCACACAAGATAGCAAATGAAAACGGAAGTTTTCCTGTCTCCAGACTTTCTGTTATTTCGTCAATTAGATCAGGTTGTGGCGCTAGTGCAGAAACTTCGCCGTCAATTAGACCAAGAATATAGCTCATAATTACTCCTTAATAATATAGCGAGTTTTGCCAGCCAAACTGTTTAAAGAGTTGAGCTTTTTAATAATGGCTATACGTTGGAACTGGTCACTACAACTGATGTCTACAGTTTGTCCACTTGGGAGTGGAGTCCGGGTATAGACTTCAAATGAAGATGCTCCAGTATTTGTTACCTGAATAATATAAGTAGTATTAGCAGGTGGCTGATTTGAACTTAATCCATTCATAAAGCGCCATAGGAAACCATTAGACTTCACTGGCGCGTTTGCTCCTTCCGGCGCTGGATCTACTGCAGGTTCTTCTACTGGCACCACTACTTCCTCCGGTGCCGGATCTACTGCAGGTTCTTCTACTGGCACCACTACTTCCTCCGGCGCTGGATCTACTGCAGGTTCTTCTACTGGCATCACTACTTCCTCCGGTGCCGGATCTGATGCTGGAATAGTCTTAGGTTTAGTGGTGCGTTTCTTAGGTGCTGGTACCGCCTCACCTTCGACTTGTGCTTGAATTTCTTGATCTTTAACTTGTGACATTGCTTTTACCCTTTGCCGTTAATTAGAGAAAACGGCGCACTCTTATCG